GAGAATTGGCTTTACCATGCCAAGAACTCTGTGGTATTTGGTGGCCCATGCTACCCTGAAGCCCCCGACTGATTCCGCTCTGCCGAAGGCCATCACGAGCATAGCAGTGCATCTCCCCAGTACCGACTCTCCAGTCCCGCGATGGAAGCGGGACATGCGAAGCTCCCATCTTGACTTGGTAAATCACTCTGTGCTACAAACCGCTCGTATGACGACTAAACAGCGCAGATTTGTCAGTGAGTACCGTAAGGACGGTAATGCCACACAGGCCGCCATCAGAGCGGGATATGCTAAAAATGGCGCCCGGACCGAAGGCGCACGCCTGCTTGCGAATGCTGACATATTCGCGGCTGTAAAAAAAAAGAGGAGCGATTGTTAGCCCTCGCCGACATCACCGCCGACCGAGTAAAGCTCGAAATCGCTCGCATCGCGCTGGCGGATTTAGCCTCACTCTACCGTGCTGATGGATCGTTTAAGCCGCTCTCGGAGCTGGACGTGGATCAACGCGCGACACTCGCCGGATTTGAGACGATCGTTAAAAATGCCCAGGCTGGTGATGGTGTGACCGATACTGTGCTCAAGGTCAAATTGTGGGACAAGCCAAAAGCCCTGGAGATGCTGGCGAAACATTTCGGGATGCTCACCGAGAAAGTGGAGCATTCTGGCAATATCTTATTTGAGTGGATTGGCGATGACGATAAAACCACATAATATCTATTATGCGACGTGAGTTTTTGTTTAAAAATCAGTCATTTAGCGGTTTTGTGATTGGCCTGAATGTCGGGATAATACTCAGTAGATGAGTACGCCGGATCCGCCAAAACGGATTGTAACGATCCCGTACAAACCCCGAGTATGGGCTAAAAATCTACACGACTCCTATCGTCGCTGGGCTGCGCTCGTCCTGCACCGCCGCGCTGGCAAAACGACGGCAATCCTTAACCACCACCAGCGGGCCGCCCTCGACGATGGATGGGAATCGCGCCGGCTAAAGACCCTACTCCCCGCGATCACGGAGTTGGAGCTGAAGCAGCTGCTCAAACGGCGCACCTACTGGCACGTGATGCCGTCCTACCATCAGGCAAAATTAACGGGAGCGTGGGATACATTGCAGGAAATTGCGCGGGTTGTGCCAGGCGCGAAACCGAATCAGTCGGAAATGCTCATGCTCTATCCCAACGGCAATAAATTACAGTTGATCGGTGCGGATAAGCCCGACTCGCTGCGCGGCCCTGCGCTATCCGGCCTCTCGCTCGATGAGTATTCACAGATTCCCAACAATGCGTTTTCCGAAGTGCTCTCGAAGGCGCTCGCGGATCACCTCGGCTACTGTATTTTTTCGGGAACAATTAAAGGCACAGATCAGCTCTACGATACGTTCCAGGCTGCCAAGGACGATCCTCAATGGTTTGCACTATGGCAGGACGTTAGCACATCTCTCGATACGGAGAGCGGGGCGACGATCACCGCGTTACGGCAGGCGATGAACGATGAGCGGGCGTTGGTGCTCAAGAGGTTGATGACCCAGGCGGAATATGACCAGGAGTGGTTCCTGGCTCCGGAAGCCGCAATCAAGGGTGCGTTCTACGGAGATCAAATGCGCAAGGCCCGGGAAAGTGGACGTATTTGCAACGTGCCATACGACCCCATGTTGCCGGTCGATACCGATTGGGATTTGGGTATCGATGCGATGGCGGTTTGGTTCTCGCAGTCGTCACGATCGGGCGAGGTCCGATTGATTGATTATTACGAGGATATTGGCGGCGGCCTGGAAGTGGCGATCAAGGCCGTTAAGGAAAAACCGTATCAGTACGGCAAGCACTGGGGGCCACATGATATTCAAACGCGTGAGATCTCCTCTGGAAAAACGCGCCGCGATATTGCGTTTGGTCTCGGTCTGAAATTTGAAGTGACGCCAAAACTCGCGGTCGAGGAAGGCATCACGGCGACGCAGTTATTTTTGAGCCGATGCTACTTTGACGAGCGCGGTACGGCCCGCGGTATGGATTGCCTGCGTCAATATCGAAGGACCTATCAGGAGAGACTCAATCAATTCAGCGAAACCCCCGTACATGACTGGGCCTCACATGGGTCCGATGCATTTCGCGGAATGGCCGTGCGGTACAAGACTCCAATAGAGCCAAAAGATAAGTATCGCGCGCGGCGATCCGGCTCACAAGTGAGCTACATGGGATAGTGCTTGACACAGCCACAATACCCGTCATATAGACATATCGACGGATATCGAAATAGGACGCGGACGTTGACCGCTGGCAACAACAGAAGCGAGGCAGCGCAATGATCGGAAGATTAACCCAGTCCTGTCAATATCGCCGCTCACGATATCGGCTCAAAAATTGGAGTGAATGGATGATTCGAGAGTGGTGGCAGGATGCACGGTTTTATTCTGGAGACGTCTGGTAATGACTAAAAACGCAACACGCCGCGAGCAATTTCGCGCGCTCGGCGCCAAGATCACCGCAACGGAATCCAATCTCTCAGCCTGGAAGGATGCAACCGGACAGCATCGCGGAGAATGGCAAGGCCGTGCGATTCAAGATCCCGCGCTATCCTCCCGCACTCCCGGCGGTCCCCAGACCAAGTCGATGCAGTGGGAAAGGACGAATCGGTGAGAACTGACCAGTTAGCGGCGTATGACCGCCATCAGGCGCATGTAAAGGCCTCCGGACGCACACCGCTTAGTTGGCGATACAATCTCCTTGATCTCGCAAAATCCCACCGCCTCAACTGTAATGATGAAAACTGCTCGGTTTCTCTGTTTCTACTTGGACAGATGGGAAAGAGCCTTGGAATTGAATTCAGCGATGAGGAAATGAAGAATTTTAAATGAAGCACCCCTTCGCCGCCATCCAGTCCAAGATCGCCCGCAAGGAACGCATTCCTCATGGGAATGCCGGCGCAATTCTCGCATCGGCTTCCCGAAATGCCAGTGCCGCCGCGAATCGTAAGAATCCGAATCTGAGGAAGGTGAAGTGAGCCGCATCCTTCGTCCCTTCGGAGATCAGCCCGACTACGCCGTGGAAGAACTCCGCGACTGCGTGCGATTTCAGAATGGGCCGCCTTGCCTGATCGTAGAGACGATGGGCGACGAAGCGGTGATCCGCAGCATCATCACCGGCGAACAGTGGATGGTTGAAAAGAAAAGCCTGAAGGATTGCAAATATTATGTGCGTTGAAATCACCGCCGAAGATGCGTTCAAGGCAGGAATTGCGGCCCTGCAGAACGCAGTAAAGCATGGACCCGCTAAAAAGTAACGCCACCCTCTACGACATGTGGATGGCTCAGCATCTCACGCTGTTGGACGCTTCCCGAGCGTGCCGCAAGTTAATCGACTACCTGCTCCAGTTTCCGTCCGAACGAACCAGCCCCGCATAATTCATGGCAAAAGCTAGCGACAATGAAGATCTCCTCAAGGAGATCCGGGAGAACTATGACTGGTGCCACCGATTTTGGGGGCCCATTCAGAAAGAGGGCGGCAAGGATGTCCTCTTTATCGCTGGAGACCCGTGGGACCCGGCAGATATCCGCTCCAGGGATCGAGCCGAGCAGAAGCGCCCCCATCTGGTCTTCGATGAAGGCTCCCAATACATCAACCAGTTCGTGGGGCAGGCCCGCCAGCAGCAACGTGCCATCCATGTAGACCCGGTCGATGAAGAGGCGAATGCGGAAGACGCCAAGATGCTCCAAGGGCGCATCTACGATATCGAGTACAAGTCCCGCGCCCAGTCTCATTACATCAAGGCCCTGAAGGATGCAGCCACGCGCGGGTATGGCTGGATCCGGATCGGCAAAAAGTATTCCAACACGAAAGGCCGTGAGCAGGAGCCCGTGATCCGCCCCGTCAGCAATCCCGACTCTGTCCTGATGGACCCCAACTGCAAGGAGCTGGATTGCTCCGACGCGATGTTCTGCTTCGTCGAGGACGTTCTCGGGAAGGCGGAATTCAAGCGGAAATACCGGAAAGCCAAAGACCTCGATACCGACGACGACACTGTCACCGTTTTCGAGTATTGGCGCGTTACGGTTGAGGTTGAAGACAAGCTCCTCTGGCTGGACGATGGCACGCCGGACGGTGTTGAAATTCTCAAATCCGCCATGATGGACGGAATGGAAAAGCTCGAGGTTCGAGACGAGCGGGATATCGAGAAGCGCACCATCACGAAATACATCTGCCAGATGGCGCGATACATGCCTGACGGTGGCGATGATATTGAAATCCTCGAAACAGAAGAGTGGGATGGCGACTGGATTCCGATAATTCCCGTCTTCGGTGAAGAATTCTGGATCAATGACCAGGGCAGTCCTCGCCGCGTGTTGCTCTCAATGATCCGGCGGGCACGAGATCCGATGGGCCTGCTGAATCTCGCCTGCACGGCAGCAGGTGAAATGCTCGCCATGATGCCCAAGACTCGGTTCAAGGGCTATGAAGGCCAGTTTGAAGGCCACGAGGATGAGTGGTCGAATATCGGAACTAATCCTGTTGGATTCTTGCAGGCCAAGGCCATCACGGACGGCGTGACCGGGCAGGTTCTGCCGCTTCCGAGTGAGCTTCAGTGGTCGCCCGATATTCAGGTGTCCATGACGGTCATTCAGACCTGCAAGGATGCGATTCGTGGTGCAATTGGGCAACTTGCCTCACCCGAACTCGACAAGACAAAGTCGGGAATTGCGCTCGGCAAAATCCAGGCCAGCGGAGAAAGCGCGGTCTATCACCTCACCGACAATTTCATTCGAGGATTGGAGCAGGCGGGCCGCGTGATCTGCGATTTGATCCAGAAAACACACGACACTCCGCGCTCCATGCCGTACCGGGCGCCATCGGGAGATCAGAAAGTTTCGAAAATCAATCAGGAGTATTTCGACAAAGACGGCACTCGCCATTTCCATCAGCTCAATAAAGGCGCGTATGGGGTAACGATTTCCACCGGGCCTTCTCATCAAAGCCAGTTCGATGCCGCAAGCGATTTCGTGGATACGATCGTGCAATCCAGCCCGGAAATGCTGATGCTGTTTGGTGACCAATTCACGAAGCTGAAGAATCTCGGGCCGGAAGGCGATGTCATTGCCGATCGCTTCAAGAAGATGATCATGGCGAAGTATCCCGAACTGTCGGACGAGAACAAGGCGCTGGATCCCCGCGCAATGGCCATGAAGCAGCAGGCGCAGCACGTCATCGATAGCCTGACGCAAAAGGTGAACGAACTGACCCAAGAGCGCGACGCGAAGGTTTTAGAGCTTCAGTCTGAAGAAAAGCGCAATGAAATGGATAACCGCACGAAGTTGGCCGTTGCGGAAATTGGCGCATCCACCAAGGAAAATGTCGCTCAACTCGAAGCGCAAATGGATCAAATCTCGCAGCAGATGGGGCAGCATTACGACGCCCTGATGGCCGAATCCGCGCATACCCGCGCAATGGCCCTTGCTGCACAACAGTCCCAGCAGGCGGGTGCGGCCACTCCTCCCGGTGAGGGCTCGCCACCTCCTCCGGTTCCTCAGGCCGCGCCCCCTGTTGGGGCTCCAGCGTCAATGTAAGACAAGAGACAATTTATCCGCTCCAAAGGCTCCCACTCCGGGAGCCTTTTTTATTGGCCGCATTAGTAGATTTCGGTTTGAACGGCACAGCTATCGAGTGCAGAAGCGGGTTCGAATCCCGCAGCGGCCCCTCCGCTTGCGTCCTGAGCGTAATCAGGCGACATCCAAAGGAGAAATCACAATGGAAGACGTAACCACGGCTCCGTCAGCCGATAGCCCCGCCGTGCCCACATTCGAGACGATGTCTGCCGCTGAAACGGCGAATTATCTCAAGACGGGCAAACTGCCGGGAATTGAAACAGAATCCGATGCGCCGCAAGGCGACGAAAGCGGAGCAGCCCCGGACGCTGCCACCAAAGATTCGCAGGCGAAGCCCAGGGAAAGTCGAAGTGAACGCCGGATTCGACAGTTGGCAGCGGAAGTTGCCCGCTTGAAATCCGGCCAAGCGGCCACTCCCGGCGCGGCCGCGCCTGCACCCACAGCGCAACAGGTTTCCGCCGCGACCGCCGCGGCCAAAAAGGAAGTTCAGCTCTCCGATTTCGACAATTTCAAGGATTACGAAATCGCGCTCCGCGCCGAAATTCGCCAGCAACTCAAAGATGAGGTTGTCAGCGCAATTGCCGCCGAGCGGAATCAGCAATCCCAAGCCGAAAAACAGACTCAAGCCCAAAAAGAATCGGACAAGGTGGCATCCACTTTCGTGGAACGTGCCGCTGAATTCCGCAAAACGCTCCGGGAAGACGATTTTGCCGAGCGGTTGAACGATGTCGAAGCGGCCACCAGAAGTCCACAGCATTTCTGGTTGGCCAACGCCATCGCCGATTCCGATTCCGGGCCTGAACTGATCCATTACCTCTCTGATCACATGGAGGAGCTGGAAGAGTTGCTGGAAGTCGGGCCAGTCAAGGGATTGCGGGAGTTTGGACGCCTCGAAGCCAGCAGCAAGGTCAAGCTTGCCGCGCCACGAACCAAAACAGCTGCCAAACGGATCACGCCCGACGTGGGCGGGTCCAGCTCCAGCGCCCACATGGACGATCTGGAAGCCATTGCCGCATCCGGTGACATGAAGGCCTACATGCGGGCGATGGACAAGCGAGAGGCAGCAGAAAGACGCAGATAGTCCATGGCAAATAGCCAAATCAATACACAGCTGGTCACGATGGCCATTGCGCGGGGCTTGTACAACAAGTCCACCATTGCCACCAACTTCGACCAGAGCTTCAACAAGGAATACCAGAAAAACATGCCTGTCGGCGCGACGATTTATCCGCGCCTGCCATGGCGCGTGGTGAAGAAGGACGGCCTCGACCTCCAGCTCCAACCGCTGGTGGACCGCGTGTCGTCGATCACGATGGATCAGGTCTACCAGTACTCGGTGGACTTCGATTCTGTGGAAGAGGCGTTGACCTTGCCGCGTCCGAACATGGAGCTGATCGAACAGATCGCGGATCCAATTTCCGATCAGTTCGCTCAGGATCTGGATTCGGCGGCAGCCCTGTGGGTGCTCAACAATACCTCGAATGTGGTGGGGCAGTTGGGATCGCCCATCACAAACCTGTCGGTCCTGCGTGGTGCAACTCAGAAGTTGATCGAGTTGGCGGGCTGGAAAAAGAAGATGACGGGCGTGGTAACCCCCGGCGTTGCGAATGAAATTGTCGGCCTCGGCCAGGCATTTTTCAACCCCAACGGCACGATCACCGATCAGTTCGAAACGATGGAAGTCGGCAAGTACGCCAACGTCACATGGAATCAATCCATGTCGCTCTATGCACAGACGGCAGGCTCCATCACGGCTCCGACCGTCACGGGGGCGAATCAGTCCGGAGGCTCGCTCATCATTACGGGCGCAAATGGCGACACGCTCAACGTCGGCGACAAAATCGCGATTGGTTCTGGCGCGACGGGCATGTATGCCGTCAATCCCGCCACTCGGCGTTCAGTGCTGGCGCTTCGCGTGTTCACTGTCACGCAGGCCATCACGCTGACAGGAGCCGCAGACACGATCCAGATATCTCCAGCCATCACCGGTCCTGGATCTCAGTACCAGAACGTGGACGCGCTTCCACAGAATGGCGCAACAGTCGTGTTGTGGCCCGGTACCACAGCCCCGAATGCCAAGCAGGGAACGTGCTCCGCATTGTTCGCGCCCGACGCCTTTGCGTTGGTGGGAGCGAAACTGCGTGTTCCGAAAAACATCGAATTCGCCGATGAAAAGACAGTTCCCGGAACCGGGATTTCTGTCCGCGTGACGGTGACGTGGGATGAAGTGCTCTCGCGTGACATCTTCCGCTGCGATTCGCTGTTTGGCTTCGGAAACATCGAACCGGAAAACAAGTCCGTGCTGATCGCCGCAGACGTTTAACCACGGCTCATCTGAGGGGCCGCCCGATGGCGGCTCCATCCACAAATATTCGGAGGTTCACAATGAAACGACTCTATTCGCTCCTGCTTGTGGCGGGTTTGCTGTTGGCGTTTACGCCTGACATTCGCGCTCAAGTCACACTCAATACCACCACCCTTTCCACGGCGATCACCACTCCCAGTCCGGCACAGACCAACGGGACCACCGCGGTAACGGTGGCATCGCTCGGATCGGGGGCCACAGCCATTGCGGCAGGCAATCTCCTGGTAATCGACGGGGAAACCATGCTTGTGCGCGTGGTCCCTACATCCGGCACAACCCTGACGGTTCAGCGGGCTTATAACGGCTCGATCGCGCAAACCCATGCGGCAAATTCCCTGATCTTTTACGGACTTCCGCAGTATTTCGTACGCGGCACGCCCGGACTTCAGATTTATCAAGGGACCTGCACGGCGGCGTATTTTTCGGCAATGCCCATCGTCGATAACGTGAATTCCATGCTCTGGAATTGCGCGGACGGGCGCTGGGGTGCATTGCGGATCGCCTCGCCCAGCACTGCGCTTCAGGTTTATCACCCGGTGGCCAACGTCAACTATACGGCCCTGATTACCGACGATGTGATTGGGTTCACGTCATTAACGGCAACCCGGACCGTCACGCTTCCATCGGCGGTTGGAATTGCCGGGAAAACCATCCTGATTCGCGATGAATCGGGGAATGCTGGCACCAATACCGCTTCGATCGCCGTGAGTCCGAATGTGAACAGCGGAAACAAATCTGCATCCATTCTCACTGGATTTGGGTCGATCACCCTCAAATCCAATGGCACGGGGTGGTTCCAGCAGTAGTTTTCATTTGGGCGGCTGGCTTCAGCCGCCACTTTTCAATTTCAAGGAGATTTTATGCAGGAACATGAGTGGCCGAAGCCCGCCTGGCGGAAAGCCGAGGACGGAACCATTGAGTGTGGACATTTCAACAGCGGCAAGGAATTGCGTGAAATGACAGCGCCGCGCACATCGACAAACCTCAACGGTGGATGGTCCCGGAATTACATTCCGCACGATTACCCCAGAGCGCTGCATGGACCCAAAGGTCAGAGCATTTCCGTCCGCACCAAGGCCGAGGAAGGCAAGGCTCTGGCCAACGGCTGGACGCTCAAGCCGCATGTCATCGCAGAGGTTCGGGACGAAGTGCGGCAGCTGACCCATGACGATGCGCCCCTTCCCGACGATTCGACCGAAGACCCCGAAGACGACTCACCCGCACCGAAAAAGCGCGGACGTCCCGCCAAAGAGGTCGTGCAGTAGGGTGTCTGCCGTCGCCAAGGCGTGGAGCGTGGTGGTCCTTTTGGGGATTGCCGCGTTCTGCGCCGAATCATGGACCGACGCTCACAGCGTTGTTCCTGGCAAAGTGCGACCCATGATGAGCCTTGGGGTGGCCTACGCGAAAGCAGGACGCTTTCAAGAGGCCCGTCAGACATTCCGCGACATCGTTCTTTTGTTTCCTGACGATGCTTCGGCGCAGGTACTTGCGAAAGTCGAAGACGCCCAGACGGGTTCACACCTTGGCGAAATTGAAACCGCTCAGCACGCTTTTGAACAGCTGATCATTGAAAATCAGGACAATCCGATCCCTGAATTGCTCCCCGCTTATTCGGACTTGGCAGCGATCTATAATATGGAAAATCGTCCGCAGGATGCCTTGGGGCTTCTGGAAACCTTGATCGCGATCTATCCCGACTATCGAATGAATGCCTGGGCGAATTTCAATCGGGGGGCCGCGTTGAGACTGCTCGGGAAGTGCACAGAGGCGGAAGCCGCCTTCCATATGGCGCATTTTATCGACAATTCTGCCCCCCTGATGGCGTGTCCATGACCATCAACGACATTATTTGTCAGGCTTACATCAAGAACGGGATCATTGCCCCGGGCGAGGAGAACTCGCTGGATCCCAGCTTGGGAAGCTATGCAATCGGCCAGTCCAATCTGGTGCTGGAGGAATTCAATGTCCGGTCCGTGATGATCTACACGTTCAACATCCTGACTTTCCCTCTCATCGCGCGGACACTCCCCACTTACTGGTACACCATTGGGCCGGTGGGCGCAGATTTCACCACTCCGCGTCCGCTTTGGATTTCCCGGGCGAATATCATCATCACGTCCAGCAATCCCACCTCGCGGATGCCGCTGCTGATCGACAACGACATGCAATGGTCGGACGTGACCACTCCCGCACTGGGAGGCGCCCCGTACCCCACAGAGCTTTACATGAACGGGGATTTTCCAAATGCGCGGATTTATTTATGGCCCTACCCGACCAGCACCGGCAATGAACTGGAACTGTTCGTGCCCAACCAGATTTCGTCATTTGCGGCGCTCACGGACACATTCGCCTTTCCGCCTGGATTTCAGAACGCCTTCATGCTGACGCTCTCCGAATGGCTCTGCGAGGGCTTCAGGGCGGTCCCGGTCTCTCTCCAGCAGTCTGCGGCAAAAGCCCGGGCCTACTTTGCCAGCCTGAACAGCGCGGCCCCGAAAATCAGCACCACGGACTCGGGAATGCCCGGACAGCGCAGCGATGGCGGCGGAAACTTCTATAACGGCTGGCCCTCCTGAAAGGATTCTTATGAAACTGGAAACTCCGCAGCAAATCTTCAGCGCGTCCCTGATCCTGCTGCTTTTGCTGATGCTGACCCCGATGCCGATTCATGCGCAGATCGGCCAGATTGTGGCCGGATGTTCCGACACCGTCACCTGCAAGGCGCTGCATGTCGATGCGAGCGGGAATATTTTCGTTGTTCCGTCCGCTTCCAGCGTCGAGGGTATTTCCCCGAACCCCGCATTCACGGCGACGTATACCGGAACGGTGGGTATGACGGCAGTTGCGTCCGCATCCACGACAAGCCTTAATACGGCCACCACGCTTGTGACGGAATTTCCGATCGTGAACATTTCGGGAGCAACGGTCACCATCAATGCCATGGATGGGGCCGGAAATTACTTCCTCCGCAACTTCTCGCTTCCGGCAAACTCCGCGCTTCCGGCAGGGTGGGCCTATAACACGGTATGGCTGAGCGGAATCAAGATTTCCGCCTCAGTAGCGTCTTCGGTCAACGCCCAAGCGAACGGATTCCAATAATGCGAAAACTTGTATTTCCCCTCCTCGTCCTCATCCTCGCGAGTGCCGCCATGATGTACTCGCAGAACATGCCGGGAATCCTGTGTTCGGGGGGCGGTATCGCCTGTGTGATTCCGGGAGCGTCTTTCGTATCAAGCACGAACCAGCTTCAACTTCCAGGATCGATTCGGCTTTATCCCAGTAATGGCGGCACTGCAACTTATTCGGAAATCGTGCGGCAGGATACAAATGGCTATACGGTGTTCAACGAAGTTTCACAAAATGCCGGGTGGCAGCTTCAGCAGGCCGGAGCGCCCTACCTAAACATTGCAGGCGGAAATCCAGGACCTACTATTACCGGGTTTGGCGGCCTTTATCTTACGATAGGGGATTCTGCTTCATTTCTGCAGTTGCTTAATACTGTGAAAGTTGGCTACTCCGGAACGAATAACTACGTAATTCCAGTAACCGACAATCTCATCTCCCTCGGAAATCAAACTAATCGTTGGTCGTCGGTCAATTCAGTGGGCGTTTCCGTGACTTCAATGGCGGACTCCAGCGGGATTGTCACATTTGCCGAAGAGCGGCCAACTTCATGCACCGGTGATGGATGTGTACTGGTAGCAGGCGCAAAGAACTCCGCCGGGAAAATAACAACAACAACGACAGGCGCATCAGCGCCAGTCATTGCCTTCTCAACGACATTCGCCCACGCGCCCGCCTGCTTCTCAAATAATGAGACGACGGCAAATCTGAGCCGCGCAATCAGTACGACAACGCAAGTGACGATCTCGGGAGTTACGGTCAGCGGAGATACGATCAAATACATTTGCGCGGGGTTTTGAGCATGATGAAAGTCCGGCACGTCGCACAAATTGCCGCGCTTCTTCTGATTTTCTCGGCACCGCTCTGCGCCCAAACAGGCCAGACCGTGGCGGGATGTCTTGCGGCGGATCAGACCACTTGCCATGCGCTCAATGTGGATACGCGAGGGGATCTCATCGACCGCCCCTTAGCGCAAGTCTACACGACGGACCTGACGCAAAATGGCATCCTCGCGCTGACGCTGGCCACCACCAGCACGATTGCCACGGCGAGCGCATTGGTGACGGGAATCTACGTCAACAACACGAGCACTTCGGCCGTGCGGCTCTATATCACCGACGCGAGCAATAACTACTACGTCGGGCCAAACTATTCGATTGCAGCTGGAGCCAATGGAATGCTCGACCTGATTCCCACTGGAGGGCTTGTTTTCTCTGGCGGCATTCGTGCCAGCGCCTCCGTTTCGAACGCTCTGAACGTGCAATTCATCGGGAAAATGAGTCCGTGAAAAAGCTCCTCGGGCTAGTCCTCGCGCTCTCGCTCGGCGCAAGGCCGATATCCGCCCAGCTCAACCTGCCGAATGCGTCCCTCGCATTCAAGACGTACGGGTTGAATATTCCACGGCCGCTCGTGGTGGATTATTTCGCCGTTGGGGGTGGGGGTGGCGCGGGCGGGGTTGGAAGTGTCGGCGCAGGGGGCGGTGGGGCCGGCCAATGCCTTACCGTGTCGGCGGTACCGCTTACCTATGGCACCTATGCCATCGTTATCGGCCCTGGCGGCGCACCCGGTGGAGTTGCGGGAGGCGGTCCAAACGGGACCAATGGAACCTCTTCCTCGTTTAACGGTTCAACGGCAATCGGCGGTGGGTATGGCGCTGGAGATTCCAAGGTTGGCGGAAATGGTGCGTCTGGTGGCGGTGGCGCCGGAACAGGCGGCGCCACCCGGGCTGGCGGGACAGGCTCGGCGGGACATAACGGCGGGTCGTCGAGCACTAGCGCAGGCGGTGGAGGCGGTGGGGCCGCTGCTGTCGGTTCTGGGGGCGGCGGCGCGATTGCAGGAGCGGGCGGCTCGGGATCGGCGGCTCCATGGGGAGGCTTCGGCAACTTCTGCGGTGGTGGAGGCGGTGGGGCCGGAACAGGCGGAACGCTTGGTGCGGGCGGTTTGGGCGGTGGTGGTTCGGGGGCTTCCAATACGGTCCCATCCACTCCCGGAACTGCAAATACGGGCGGTGGGGGCGGGGGCGGCAACGCCTTTCTCGGCGACGGTGGGAGTGGCGGCGGTTCGGGCCGCGTGATTATTCGATACCTAGGGCTCCCGCAAGCTACCGGATGCACCATCACCCAATCGGCCGGATACACCTACCACGACTGTACGGCTTCACAGGATTTCACCTATTAATGGAGTTTCGGCGAATGGAAAAGAGCGAAGCAGTATCGGATCGATTCTTTGACGGGTGTCACCGCTACGGCTGGATTCTCGGGCCTCTTCTGAGTGCGGCAATGACGCTGGCGATGTTTGCCTACTACGTCGGCGGACTGGAAGAGAAGGTTTCCGGCATCAAGGATGAAATGACCCAAGGATTCGTCAATTTCAATCAGCGCGTGACGCGCATTGAAACCCAGATGGACAAGGAGATTCATTGAAGCTCGAAATCTTCAGGACCGACAAGACGGCGATTTCCACTATCGGCAGCATGTCCGTTGACGGAGTATTTGAGTGCTTCACGCTGGAGAATCCGGAAGTTGAAAACCCCTCCCTCGGTCATTCACATATCTGCATCCCATGCGGAACCTATCCGGTCACGATGTATGACTCGCCGAAGCATGGACGCGTCCCACTGCTTCATGATGTGCCGAATCGGACATGGGTGGAGATTCATGTCGGTTGCTTCTCTAAGGACACGCTCGGCTGCATTCTGACGGGCCAGCACAAGGCGGTCGATTTCATTTCGAACAGCGCTCTCGCACTGGAAGCACTTATTCGGAAAATTGAGGCGGCGCTGAGTGCAGGGGAGACCGTCGAAATCACAATTCAGGAGGCTGCATGATCCATCTTGTCGAAACCCACGGATTTGAAGTCCTGCTGGGCTATTACCTCATCATTTCGGTTCTCGGGACGCTTCCGCCACTTCCTGAGAACGCTTCCTATTGGCAGAAATGGGCATTCGGAATTGCCCATGCGATCTGCGGGAATGCAAAGAATGCAATGGCGGCTTTCGGACAAACACCAAAGGAGTAGTATGAAATTTCTCGCAAAACTCGCAAGTATCGTCATGACCGCAATCAAAGTGGAAAGCGGCCTCACCCCTTATCTGACAGCCAAGGTCAACGGGACAATCGCCACAGTGGAATCCAAGGCGACGGATTTCATCACGCTGGCAACGGGAATCCTCTCCGATATTCAGGTTGCTGGGATTGGAGCGGGACTCACCAACGAGCAGAAGCTTGCGGCAGCGGTCCCGCTGATTGCCAAGGAGCTTCGCGCAACTGAGACATTCCTTGGCCATGAGATTCCAGCCGACAAGCTCGACGCCTTCAATGCGGCAGTAAAAGGCATCACGTCGAATCTTGTGGACGCGCTCAACACGCTCAAGACGGACAACATCAAGACAAGCTAATGGCGATCGACCAATCCCGGCTCGACAAGTTCAAGCGGCAGGCTCCAAAGATTTCCACTTGGGCTCAGTTTCTCAAGATTCTTGAAACTTTCGATGTTGCCGATAGGGGGGCAGTGCAAGCCGAGACTGCTCTCCTTCTAACCATCACGGATCCAAACGCCTAATGCCGTCATTGCCCGGATTCATTCGCGGTTCGTATAAATCCACCGCCCAGGAAGTGGATAATGCGGTCGTCAAGAATCTCTATCCCGAAGCGACGACCGAGGACCCTTTTGCCAAAGCCCCGATTGTGCTTTACGGGTCTCCAGGGACTACCCTCTATTTGGATCTTGCGGACGGAGGCCCCATTCGCGGCCTGTTCGAACTTGAGGATTACACCTATGTCGTTTCTGGTGTAAACGCATATCAAATCGATCCATCCGGGATCGTTACCAACATCGGGACAGTCGCCAGCGACAATAAGCCCGTTTCATGGGTATTTTCCGCCACTCAAGGCGTTCTGGTCAGTGCCGGAATTGCCTACGCCCTCAATGCGGGGGCTGTTGCGCCAATCGGCTCCCCGCCTTGGACTACAGCGGTCGATTGTGAGTTCCTGGACGGGTTCTTTATCATTCTCGATGATGATGGGCTTCCCGCAGGCGGACAGTTCTTCATTTCCGGCCTGAATGATGCCACAACGTGGGACCCGCTCGACTTCTCGACCGCCCCAGCATCGAACAACAAATTGAGGGCGCTGTCTGTCGATCATGAGAATTTATTCATTTTCGGGACGGTCGTCACTCAGCCGTTTTACAACAATGGAAACGCAGACTTCCCCTTCGTGCTCAACACGACCGGAATCATGCAACAAGGCATCATGGCGCGGGCGACGGTGAGTCTGATGGACAACACGACGTATTGGCTCGGACGCAATAAGGACGGCCTGCTTCAGGCGTTCTTAGCGGACGGGTATACCCCGAAGCGCATCTCGAACAATGCCCTTGAAGCGGAATGGTTGAATTACGCGACCCCCGACGATGCCATTGCATGGACGTGTCAGATTAAGGGGCATTCGTGGTACCACATCAACTTCATTCAAGCCCAGAAGTCGTGGAGGTTCGATCGATCGACAAACCTCTGGCATCAGGTGGCGTTTCGAAATCCCGTCACGGGTCAAGACGAATGCCATCGCGGGAACAGCCATGTCGTACGAGGTCTTCAACATCTCGTCGGAGATCGGCAGACCGCGCAAATATGGGAATTATCCCCAGATATCTACGCGGACGGTGCAAATCCGCTTGTCGCATCCCTGACCACGCCGGCGCCATTTCAGGGAAACAAGAACGTATTTTATTCGCTGTTCGAACTGATCACGCCCGGAGGTATCGGAAATGGAACGGTCGGGACTCCCGAAACCAATCCCTCATGGATGCTGGAATGGTCCAATGACAGTGGCCATAATTACGGCCCTCAATTCCAGCTTCAAGCGGGAAAGATTGGCGAGTACGGGAAGCGGCTCCGCAAGGTTGGAGTCGGTTCGGGCCGCAATCGCGTCTTTCGGGTAAGTATTTCTGCCGCTGTTCCCCGTTGTTTGATCGGGGCGGAGTATGAAGCGGAGCTGGGGACAAGCTGATGGCGCAGCAGAAAATTGTCTATGCGCCGGGATCGCCGCCGCTCAATCTGCCTCCGGTGCGCGAAGGCGTTCCGGTGGAATCCAGCAGCGTCCGCTTCGACAAGTCAAAAAGCTGGCAAGGGTTTTTCAATTTCGTCTATTCCGCCGTCTTGTTCCTTCTGGCGCAGCCGGTCTTGTTGAGCGGGATACTGGCAAATCGGCCTGCCGCGACGACTCTGCCGGAAAACTCTCGATATTGGTCCACCAGTACCAATGCCGAATTTATCGTGATTTATGCAACCGCCGGTGATCCAACGACCGCAACGTGGGTGGCAATGTGAGAACTTTTGAAGGGTTTGGGCTGTGCTCGTTTACGCCAGCGGATCCGCTGATCGGCACAACGACGGGCCTCGGTGCGGGCGCAACCCTCGGAGTGAGCGCCGCAGTGGAGGCAGCAATTGCGCTGATCAACCATTATGTCGGCGAAGGCCGGAAGACCGCAAACACGCTCACGCAGGGTCTTCAGCAGGATTTCACGAATAACGTATTGGCTCCACTGGCAGTGGTCAACCAGGCGGACCCCGCGCAGGCTCATGCGCTCATGGAAAAGGCGTGGCCCACATTTCTCCAGCAAGCACAATCTTTCGCGGATCAGGGAGGGAATCAGGCGAAAGTGGTTGCACAGATGCTCACGCCCGGCCAAGGCTTTTTAAGCACTGTGACTAGCATCTTGGGGCGCAATCCATTTCCGAACGGACAGCCCTCATTGAGCAACGGAAAGCTCTCGCTAACCGATACCCAGCCGACAGCGACCACTTCAAATACTTCCGATACGGCCTCGCAGGACGCCAAGAATGCCGCAATTTACAAAGCATGGTGGCAAACACTTTCTCAGGCGGACCGGGACGCCATCAATTCCGGAAGAAGCGGGGTTAACGGAAACGTACCTCTGGATGCCAACGGAAATCCCATCACCAGTTCAACTGCAAATTCAAGCGGGACTACCAGCACCTCGGGAACCACCAACACGGACGGCGTAGTCAACA